ATTAGCTTCTGTCAATGTGACATAACTATTGGCATTTTCTCCTTTTATTGTTGCGTCTATAGTAGCTGCCACGATTATTAAAGTAATTTAGTTTTATTGTAGCGTAAAGAAAAAACCCCACCAATAATTGATGAGGTTTGATGACCACAATTTAATGATATTAAGGATTAGTACCAGTATCAAGTGGTGAGTTAACGATTAGTTCAACGATAGGAATTAAATCAGCATCGTATGTGATTGCCCAGTTATTATCGTTAGCTAATGCTGCGTTAGTTGGGTTATCTGTGGCAGATGTCCACTTAGTTCCCATAACGTGATAAGCACTGTGATAATCAACAGACATTACATCTTGCTTAGATAAGATGTTTCTATCTGATTCAATACTTAGAGGAGATTGCTCACCTTCAAGAATTGTTCCTGACTTAATTAAGTAGCAACGAAATTCTTTCTGATGACCTGTTGTACCAGGATGAACTGTATTAACTTGTGAGTCAATAACAACATTCATTCCAGCAAACTGACCGATGCTTGTTTCGTTAACACCGACACCGCCACCACCCCAAGTTACTGCACCACCAGTTGTGAGAGCAGATGTTGAGAATGTAAGCATACCAACTTGATATAAGTAGTAAGCAACAGATGGATGAACAACTAGAGTATCTAGCTCATCTCCTCTTGTTCCAAGAAGTGATCTTCCTCTTGCAACAGTAGAAGCTGTTAAGAAGTTATCAGTATCAGCACCAGAAGCAGCACCTTTAGATAAATCTAAACAGTTTGAACCTAATGGTCCGAAAGTAGATCCAAACAAACCATCTAACAAGCTGAATAGTCTTGCAGAGTTTAGTTTGTTGATAGCATCTGCAATTTGGTTTCTGATGTGACCCATTGGATCTTCACCAGCAGCCAATACAGCTACATCATCAACAGCATACGCAAAACCTCTATGACAGATAGTTGCGATCTGTGTATCTGTACCAATCTTCTGTGGTGTCAAATAACCATTGTTACTTGTACCCCATGTTGCTGTACCATCTAAAATTTCTTCAGTTGGTGTGATTGGGTTAAATTCTGGAACTTGTATTCTTGTTCCACCTTCTGTTGCGTCAAGAAGTGAGTTTCTTACAACAGCACCAGATTTTAAAAATGCACTGCGTTCCTTGATAGCTTCGGAAACGTATGTGCTGAGATTATTTCTCTTAACGATGTCCGCTAATAGGACACCGCCAGAATAATTCTGAAACGGAGCAGCCATTCAGATTACCTTGTTACTTTTGCGATACCCTAGTCACGGACAAGGGGATTAGTTTCACAGAAACTAACTATTTTTGAGCCTCTTGCTTGAGCACTGCTGCAAGCTGTGGATCTTGCTCTAATAGTAGCATTTGTTGAGTTAGGTTGCCCGTTTTCCAGGGGTTTACCTGACCTCCACCAGTATTTGCTATGGGACTTGGTTTTGCACCCATTCCAGCAGCAGAACTTGGCTTAAAATGATGTTCCCAACCACTACCAGGGTTTTTGAGACTACTGAGATAGGTATTCAAATCTTGTTCAACTCCACCATTAAGAACAACAACTTTTCCTTCAGAGTTCTTTTGTAACTTTCCTTGTAACAATGCCAAAGTCTGTTCTGCATTTATCGCTCCAAGATTACTAATAGCTGCAAGTGCTGTTGTTTTTGTAGAAGCCACTTCGTGAGAGTTTTTCATCTCTTCAAGCTGTTGAGACAAGTTAGAGATTTGCTGATCTTTTTCTTGTGCTGTTTTATTAGCTTCCTCCCAAAGAGTTTTCCATTGACCCTGTTCTTCTAGGTCTTTGGTTCGTTTTTCTTCTTTTTGTTTATAGACATCATCTAGTTTTCCTTTGATGCCCTTGAATTTTTCTTCTGCTTCAGCAGCTTCCTTACGGGCAGCAGCTAATTTTGCTTCATATTCTGCTTTTACAGAATCTAAATTTGGTGCTTGTGGTTGTGAAGGAGTGTCAGCCACGGGCTGTTCAGCAGGAGTCACAGAATCAGGCTGAATTACTTTTTCTTCGATTGCCATGAATTAGTCAGATAGTGGGCTGGTAGTTTTCTTTTTAGTAACTTTTTTCTTAGTTACTTTTGGTTCGGGAGCAGGACAAACTTCAGGTTCAGCAGTTGAATGAACAAGTTCTACTTCTTCCCATTTATAAGTTCCGTCAGATTGCAAAACTTTATCTAGGGATTTAGACATAAAAATATGTGTACTTGTTTATCATTGTAACAAACTATTCGGATTTGACCTCATTAGCTGAAGGTAATACTTCTCCTTGCACCAAAATATCTCTAAATTCATCTCTATCAATGACTTGTTGATCAAATAATGATGTTAATGCTGTAATATCTTGTCCAATTAGTCTCTCAATATCAAAATCTCTACTAATTTTTACTTCTGGAGGCTCAATACCTACATATTCTGCTGATAAATTAAATGCTTTTTGTAATTTTTGCTCTAATTCCATAGAAACCATTGCAAGCATAGAGTTAGTATCAACACGATCTAACCTTCGAGCGTCAGCAGATTCAGCTACAAACTTTTGTTGACTCAAAGTACTAATTCCAAGAGTAGCCATTTGCATTTGCAGTTCTTTTATTTCGGCAGATTGAGCATCAAAAGCACTAGAAGCTGGTTCTACATAATAAACTTTATTTCCTGGCTGAGTTGCCATTGCATAATTGACAGATATAGCAAGGTCTTTGGTTTGATCGTCATAACCTTCCATCACGAGCATTGGTTGAGATGCAACGTGCAAACTATGAATTAAATCAGCTTGTCTTTGGAAATGAGCAAGGTTTAAATATGCAATATCAAGCAAAGGTGGTTTACTTACTAAATTATCTGTTTTACCAGAATAAATTGTTACCAAAGGTATTTCTCCAAGAGAAAATTGTCCTGATTCAACTTGTTTATAATCTTTATCTGCTGATCCCATTTCAAAATTTCCTGTCACACTGTTATCAGAGACATCATACATTTCTTCGATTTGCTCTTTTTTACGAAACACTCTGTACCGACCAGGTTCTATAACTCTTATCTGGTCATAAACTTTCTCACCAAAATCTCCATCAGGCAATACAGCCTTTTCTGCAATTCGAGCTTGTATAAGATTCCCATAATTTGATTCTCTATCTAATCTCCAACCATAAAGATTTGTAGGATCTATCTCAATCCAATAAGGTCTACGATTTTGCTGACGTTCTTCAGCTAAACTTAATGCTCCTGATGGTGCAGGATAATCCACAAGAATATGACTTTGACCATAAGTAAGAGAACACATTAGTATTCTTCTTGCATATTCATCTAAATCTGATTTACAACCATCAACATCCATTTTAAACATTTCTGTCCAATAAGGATCTCCTGTTAAAGTTATTGGTTTTCTTAAAACTAAACCTGTTGCTGCTCTAATTAATCTCTGAGTAAAAGGACTAAATACTGATCTATTTACTCTTGCAAGGTAAGCATCATAATCTTCTCTTGGTTCGAGAGGTAGAAATGCTTCAGAATTTTCTCTAAGGTACTCTGTTCCTTCTGTAACAGCTTTCATTATTTCCCAACCTTTCATCATGTCGAGAACAGCCCTTGTCCTTGTAAAAGGACTATCAATACCACCTACAGAAGTAGATGAAACAATATTGGTTCTAATATTACCAGGAATTGCATATGTCATTGATTAACACCTCCATCGTTTTAATGCTAACGCTTTTCTAGTGGGTCGGCCTTTTTTATCTTTTAATGGTCCAGGCATACCTTCCATACGAGCACAAAAACTCTTTCTTCTTTTTTTCTCTGATTCAGTAAGACCTGATTTTTTAGTGACAGGTGCTTTTAGATTACTACCAGTAGCACGATTATATTTCGCACGACCTTTTGCAGTAAGTCCACCTTTTTTGGATTTTTCTCCTCTACCTATAGATAAACTGACTCCTTTACGTTTCCTCATTTGCCCACCTTTGCCTGTGCCTTTTTATGGGCTTGGGTAAAAGTATCTCCTGCTCTCATTCGCCTTTTCATAAACTCCATGTGCTTATCGCTATGGTGTTCAGAATGTTTTTCTAATAAATTTTTTTGGCGAGTGGTAAGTTTCACTTCTTTTTCTTTTTTTTCTTAGAACGTAGTTTTTTAAGATCCGCAGCCGTAATCTTATCCCGTGGTGGAGCAACAGCAGCTAATTTACGTTGTTTACTCGAATAAGATGATTTTGGCATTAGATAGCAGAGGTAATAGCACCATTAGTTATAAAACTAACTGATACTGTATTTATGTCTCCAACTGTTGAACTATATGTAGTACCTGTAATAATTCCGTTAAAACTTAGCTTTTTAGTTCCTGATGTATCTAAAAACAAGTTAAAAGCAGCATCTCCAGAATCTTCAGAAGTTAATACGTCTGTAATAAGTTCAGCAGTATCATCTCCAGATGTTGCAGTGTAAAGAAGATCAACTGTACCAGAACCAGAAACTAAACTTCCAATATTTTTTCTTGAAGTATCACCATGAGCAGTTGTCTCAAGAGTGTCTTTTGTTACATCTAATGTCCAAGCTGTTGTAGAAGCTACTGCTCCAACTGTTCCAGTTCCGTTATCAAATGATACAGAGCCTTCTT